CTCTGGCCTTGATCTCATACATCGGCATCGTCGTCCTCGGTGTCTGGCGGGTCTGACGGCGCCGGCTCGGTTATCGGCGCGGCCGGCTTGAACGGATCTTTGGCGCGCTCGGCATCGACCTGCGTGGGGTCGCGGCCAAACCGGCGGATGATGGCCTGACGGCTGTCCCAGCCGTAGTCCTGGTCGATCTGCGCCGCCTGGCGGTCCTTCGTCGGGTCGATGGTCGGCATCGCCGGCCCCTCGATCCGCACCGCGTACAGCGAGGCCGGATCGGCCTTGCGTAGCTCGCGCGCTGGCAGGCGGCCCTCGGCCAGCGCCAGGCGCAGCGGCTCGCGGTACAGCAACGGGAACGCGAAGTCGCGCACGAACTGCGCGCGGTCCTCGGTGATCAGGTCCCAGACGTGGATCCACTCCGTGCGCTGCGCGGCGTAGGCGCGATCGAACACGAAGGCGATCCAGGAGAACGCCACGCGGCAGGCGGCGGCGATCTGCCGCAACTCCTGGTTGACGAACTCGACGGCGTTCTGGTTCGGGTGGGACGGCGCGTGGAAGTTCAGTCCCTCGCCCTGCTTGAGCCAGTCGATCAGTTGCAAGTCTGAAAGATCGACGTCTGCGCGGGCCGCAACCTCGGCGGCGTTCGGGTCGTAGTCGTGGTCGCGGTTGATCGAGGCGAACAGGTTGGCCGAGGCGCGGGCGGCCCGGCGGTGCGAGTCCTGGTATTTCGACACGCCGTCGATGCGGAAGATGACGGCGTGGAACAGCGTGACGCCGCGCGTCGCGTCCAGTTCCTCCTGCCGGCGCAGATGCACCATCTGGTCAGCGGCGATCGGGGCCGGCGTATAGCTCGAGTTGTAGTACGGGAACAGGTTCGGCGACGGGATGTACGGATACACCCAGTAGCGCAGCGCCTTGCCCCACTCGTCGCGCTCGATGCCCATCGTGGCGCGGCTGTCGCCGAGGAAGGCATACGGCACTAGCTCCGAGCGGATCAGTTGCACCTGGTAGCCGATCCGGTCTGGCGTGCGGCCCCGGTACACCTTGCGGCCGAACATCTCGCCGGCTGTGTCCCAGTCGCGCCAGGTGACGCGCTCGATCTCGGCCCGCGCCAGCTCGCCGGTGACGTCGGCGGCCTCGGCCCAGCGGTTCAGGGTGTCGCTGATGGCGGCGTTGAGCCCGGTCAGCAGGTTGCCCTTGCGGTCGACCACCATCGGCTCGTAGCGCAGGCCCTCGCCGATGCCCTTGTTGACGCGGGCGTCGAGGATGGACTTGGCGATGCTGCTGTTCTTGGCCAGGTCCCGCGCCCAGTCGCGCAGGCGCTGGCCGGCAGCGTAGATTTCGGCGTCGGCCGCTTCGGAGACCGGCGGGATGGTGTGGAAGTCGCTGGAGTAGCCGGCGTCGTAGCGGGCGCGGATCGGGACCACGCTCACAGCGCCGACCCGCCCTTGAACACGACGCGGCGGAAGCTCGAGGCGGACGACCCGGCCGACAGCCGCAGCAGGTACGCGCGCTCCTTGCGCAGCTCGGCGAAGTTGTGACGAACCTGCCGATCGCCGAGCATCACTAACTCTGGACCGGCCAGGATCGTGTCGATCGCGGCGATGCGCTCGGCGTAGCTAGACGTGCTCACGCTCGCAGTTTTGGTGCCTGCGCGTGTTATTTCAGGCGCGGCGGCGACAATCTGGTGACTAGCGGATCAGCGACCGGCGCACCCGCAGCAGGCGGTAGACGGTGCTGGGGTGAATGTCCAGGATGCGCGCCGCCTTGCGCGGCTGGTACGGCGCCGCCTCGTGGACGATGTCCGGCGTCAGGGTCGCCCGGCTGGGGATCGTCAGGCGCAGCCCGCGCAGCTCGCGCCGCACCACGCGATCGATGGCGGCGGCGACCTCTGGCCCCAGTTCGCGCTCGACCACCTCGAGGACGGCCCGCCAGCTCATCGGATCAGCGGCCTGACGACACGCCGTGCCTGCGCGGCCGGCGGTGGCGCCCGGGTCGGCTGCGGCGCGGCCGGATCCGGTGTCCGCGGCACGCCGTCAGGGTGCAGCAACTTGAGCGCGGCGTAGGCGTAGATTCTGCAGTCGAGCGCCTCGTTCCGGGGTCGCAGCTTCACCCACTCGCGGACACCGTTAGCGCGCGGCATCAGTTGCTCGGCGGTGAGCTGCGCGAACCACTCCTCGTCCCGGCCGACCGGAACGTGGACGTAGCCAGGCCCCGGCTTGGCGACCTTGGCAATGCGCCGATACAGCGTGAGCTTCGCCTCGTCCACGCCGACCACGAACGGCCTGAACTTGCCCTTCGCCGCGATGGCCGCGACCCGCTTGGCGCGCTTGAGCCCGGACTCCACCACCGGCCGCGCGCCGGCCATGCCTTTCAGCGGCCAGACGTATGAGCCGCGCTGGGTCGCGCAGAACTCGTAGACGCGGCGGATCAGGTAGCCGGTGTCGAGCCCGGTGGCGGCAATGCCGAACGGTCGCCCATCGGCGCGGCGCCAGGTCGTGCCGAGGTACTCGCCGAGATCGCGCCACACGTCCGGCTCGGACGGCACGCCCGCCAGGACCTCATAGGCGATCGACCAGGATTCCTCGCCGGCGCCCCAGCCGACTACCTCGACCTCGAGCCGGTCGCCCTGCACGTCCACCCCGGCGGTCAGCACCGCCACGCCCTCGGGGATCTCGGCACCGTAGTTCTCGGCCCGCGCCTGCAGGCCCCCGGTGTCGGCGCGCTCTCCGACCTCCTCGAACGGCAGGCCAAGGCTAGTGTTCCACCACGCGCGGTGCGTCTCCGGGTCGCCCTTCGCCGCCTCGTAGTCCACCGCCACCTCGGCAACGGTGCGCCACGGCGAGTACAGCTCGGACAGGTGGAACCCGGCCACGCCGGTAAACGGTACCGTCGCCCGCCAGGCGCCCCGTAGGATCGACTTCAGCCGGTCCCCCTCCGTCCATGCCGCCCCGCACCCGCTGCAGGCGTAGGCGGCTTCGTGGGGCCGCTCCGGCGGGTAGACGACCCGCTCCCAGTCCAGCGTCTGCTCGTGGCCGCAGTGCGCGCACGGCACGAAATACCGCCGCTGGTCAGACTGGCCATAGGCTGCCTCGATGCGGCTGGAGCCCTTCACGGTCGGCGTGCTGGTCAGCACCACCACGCGGTTCCACCAGGTCGCGGCTCGCTTGATGGCCAGCGACACCGGATCGCCTTCGGATCCGGCCGACGGCGGGTAGCGGTCGACCTCGTCGCACAGCACGACCCGGATCGGCCGCGAGGCCAGGCTCGCCGGACTGTTGGCGCCGGCCAGCGTGACGTGCCCGCCGGGGAACCGCTTGTGCAGGGTGGTATTGCCCGAGTCCCTGGCGCGCGGGTCGGCCACCTTGCCGCGCAGGCACGGCGTGTCCCGCAGCATCGGCGCCAGCCGGTCCTTCGAGAAGCTCTCGGCCATCTCGACGGTCGGCTGCAGCATCAGGATCGGTGACGGGTCCTGGTCAACGAAGTAGCCGACGATGTTAAGCAGGATCTCCGACTTCCCTACCTGCGCGCTGGTCATTGCGACCACTTGCCGCACGCTTGGGTCGGACACCGCGTCCATGATTCCGCGCTGATACTCGGCGCGGCTGGTCAGCCACCGCCCCGCCTCCAGGCTCGCCTCCGCCGACAGCCGCCGCTCCTGGTCCGCCCACGCCGACACCGTCAGGTCCGGCGGTGGTCGCAGCACCATCAGCGCCGGCCGCAGGCAACCCGTCAGATCGGGACAGTTCGTCCAGGGACTCGGCGACAAGGCGGCGCAGGACATGCTCGGCCTCCGCTAGGCTGCCAGCCGCGACGACCAGCGGCGCGGCCTTGACCGGAAGCGCCAGCAGCCGGGCGCGGAACACGCCGAGCGCCGCCTGCCAGTCGGCGAGGACCGCGTCGCGCGGGACCAGCGACCCGCGCAGCCGGTCGCGCTCGAGCTCGCGCAGGTCGGCCAGCATCTCCTCCTTGCGCGCCTTTGCCGCAGCAAACCGCTTCTGGGTACCGGTGCGCGGACCACTGGGTCCGCCGGCTCCCGGTCTGGCTCCGCCGCGCCCGTCCACATTGTCAACCTCTATCGGCGTTCAAAGTTTCATAGCCTGGCGCTAGGGAAACATCGGGGGGCCAATTACC